TTATTAAAATATTGAAATATATTTCAAAAAGTGTTAAAATACATCTGTAAAGCGCTTACGAAATTAAAAAACAAAAATGAGAGGAAATATATTATGAACACTTTAACAGGTTTTTTAGATCGTTTTCTTGTACCAGTAGCTAATAAAATGGCTAACAACAAATATCTTAGTTCTGTAAGTACCGGATTTGCCTATGCATTACCTGTAATTATGGTAGGAGCACTATTTACTTTAGCATCATCATTAAACCTTGGATTTTACCAAGACTTTATTACTAGTACCGGAATTAAACCAATTGTTTCATTTGCTTCTACGGTAACGACTGATATGTTATCGATTTACACTGTCTTTTTAATCGCAAAAGCTTTTGGGGAAAAAGAAGGTTATGAAAAAGAAAGTTTATTAGCAGGTTCAGTTGCCTTAGTATGCTTTTTATTAATGATTCCCCTTACTTCAGTTGAAGTAAATGGAACAACTGGAACATTTTTAGCAACAACTTACTTAGGAGCTAGAGGGTTATTCTCAGCAATGATTATTGGTTTAATAGCTTCAAAGCTATACTTTATCTTTGTGAAATACAATATCACTATAAAATTACCGGAATCAGTTCCACCAACTATTTCAAAAAGTTTTGGGGCAATTTTACCAGGAATTTCAATCGTATTATTATTTAGTATTATTCGCTGGGGGTTTTCATTAACTTCATACGGTGATTTTAATACTTGTATTTATAGTTTGATTCAAACACCGTTAGTTAGTTTAGGGGCTAGCCCATTTACATTTATGTTATTAATTATGCTTTGTTCATTATTGTGGTTCTTTGGATTACATGGTGGAAATATTGTAATGCCGATTTTAAATATGTTATATTTACCAGCGTTAATGGAGAACTTAGCAGCATTTCAAAACGGTACAGCATTACCTAATATCATTACTCAAGCTTCATGGATGAACTTTGCTTCATTAGGTGGAGTTGGTGGTACCTTAGGTCTATGTATTTTAATGACATTCTTTGCTAAAAGTGAAAGATATAAATCTTTAGGTAAATTAGCAATTGCACCAAGTATTTGTGGGATTAACGAACCAATTACTTTTGGTTTCCCAATGGCATAACTTGTTTAGTACACAAATTAATTAAAAAAAATCTCATAATTTTCATTATTCTGATCAATGATATGTATTTCTTTAATAATACTTTGCCAGAACGCTTGTTTATCTTCGCGTGTGAGCTTTTTATATAACTCGGGAATATTTACATTCATTAATTGCATTATAGCATCAGAGGCTTTATTTTCTATTGTTGGTGTTAATCTTTTCAACTCTTCTTTATATTTATTGTAATCTTTTTTATATGTGTCAATATCAATCAGCTCTTCAACATATAAATCCTTCAGTCTTGCAATTTTTCTTTTTAAAGCACTTATTTTATTATTGTTATTAGGCATAGGTTTATTTTTTTTATCAATATCTGCTATATATACTTCAAGCAGTTCATGAATATTATTTACAAGATAATTTTCAAGTTTTTTTTCACTAAAAGTTTTATTAGATGAGCATTTCAAAGCACCGTGATTTCTATAATATGTGTTGCAGCGATAGTAATAAGAGGGTTCTTTTGTCGATACATTAGAATTTCCAACTAATACCGATCCACAGCATGGGCACTTTATAAGTTTGCTAAAAAGATATATATAAGTTCTTGGCTTTTTATTATTCCGCTCAAGTTTATTTTGAACTCTATCAAATAAACCCTTATCAATTAAAGGAGTACAAAATTCATCATTATATTTGTGAACCCCTATGTATATCTTATTTTTTAAAATCTGTTTCACAACTTCAAAACTCCAGTTTAAATTATGCGTCTCTTTGATATATCTCATTGTTTTAGAAATATTAGAGTAAGTATCATAATAACTAAATATTTCCTTTATAACAGGGGCTAGATCACTCGGTACATATTTTTTATTAACAACTTTATATCCTCGTGGTACTTTGCCGGATATCGATTCACCTTTCTGTGCTTTATATTTGAATACATCGTTTATACGTTCACTTGTTTTATTACGCTCACGTTCAGCAAGACTTAGTTTTAAATCAAAAATAAATTTCCCATCTGCTGTAGATGTATCGATATCATCTTCATTTATTGCTTTTATTGATACCCCTTTATCATTTAGATTTTTAAGTATAATATTTGCATCAAGTACATTTCTGCTGAAACGGTCTAACTTTGTAAATAATATGATATCACCGTTTTCAGATTCATTAATCATTTTTTGAAGTGCATGTCTTTTTTTTATTGAGTATGCAGAAATTCCTTCATCTACATATCGTCCCTTAACGATTAATTTATTCTCTTTACAATATGTTTTTAAAGCATTTATTTGTGCATCGATTGAGTAGCCGAATTTAACCTGCTCTTCATGCGATACACGAATATATAGTCTAACATTTTTCATTTTAAATACTCCTTATATCTGTTATAATATAAGCATAGCAATGCTGCACAGAAATAATTGCTATACACGAACCGCTTTAAAGCGGTTTTATTTTTTTGTAATATAATAACCACTCACTGAGTGGTTATTATTTAAATCAATCTAATTTTACTATTCTTTAGGTGTTTTTACAATACAGTAACCAGCTAAAACGGCATTGATCAAGCACCATACGATTTTTGAATATTCATACCTGTGACTATTGCATTTATAATTTCAAGTTCATTATCGTTGAGTTTACTAACTTGCTTTACAAAATAACTTGTTTTTTCAATTTCTTTTTTTAATTCTTCCCAAGTCATATATTTATGTTTATGTTTATCAACCATTATCTTCACCGCCCTTTCTGTTCACAACATAATATTATCATAAGAAAATATGTGTGTCAACATGTTTAATTTGTGTTTTATTTATACTTAATGTTGACTAACATGGTTTTGATGTGGTAGTATTTCATTGAAAGGAGAATAAGAGTGTCAACTATAGGAGAACGCTTTAAAGAAGCAAGAAAAAACCTAGGTTTATCAAGAAGAGAACTAGGTGAAAAATTGGGTGTAAATTTAGATGTAATTTCTAATATTGAACTTGAGAGATTAAAAAATCCTCAACAAAAAGAGCCTTTATTCAAATTATTTTGTAAAGAATGTGGTATCAACTATACGTGGTTGATGGACGGAACAGGAAAGCCTATTTCTGAATTTCCGAAAACAATATTAGATGATTTAGCAAACACTTATAAATTAAATGCAGAAGCTAAAGAATTAATAAAAAGGTTTGTTAATATGCCTGAAGAAAAGCGCGCTGTAATAATGGAATTATTCGACCCAATAAAAAAGGACGATGATTAATCAGATCATCGTCCTTTTAGTTCAATATTAAGTAATTTAAATAATCTAGCATCTTATCTAAATCTTCTTGATTCATTCTTTCTAGATAATATAAAATTGTTTTTATTATATCTTGTTTCCCCCTTGTATTTATTCTGCTGTTTTTGTTATAAATTTTATTTCTTTCTTCCATAACTCCTCCTCTCCCTGTCTTTCCATAATCATTAATATCTCCTACAGAAATTATATTACTTTTTTTTAAGGGAAAAAAGAGGTTTAGGTCATTTGTATTACTATAGTAATACAGAAATTTTATTTATACTCAGAATCAAATAAATCATATATACAAACCTCTAAAGCCTGCGCTAACTTTTCCACAGTATTAATCGATGGACTGCATTTATTCCTTTCGATTTTTTGAATAGTTGATTTAGAAAGCCCTGACATTCTCACCAGCTGTCTTATTGAATAACCTTTTGAGTTTCTAACTATTTCAAGTTTCATTTTTGCCATTTTATGCACCTCCAAAAAGAGTGTGCCCTATAAACTGTTAATTTAAAAATTAGTATCAGGTATTGAAAATAATTCTTTTTGTGTTATTATTTTATCGAAAAAAGACAATCTTCGGTAAACACACATTATGTGTTTATATATAATCTTATTTTGAGAGGGAGGTGAGATTATGAAGACATGGAAACTCGTTGCAGGAATCCTATCAATTGTACTATGTGCTTTTGTAATGCTTCAATCTTGCGCCGCTGGAGCTGTTAATACGCTAAGCGAAAATGGTGAAGTTGGCGGGAGTGCAGGCGCTATAGTTGCTATATTAATGCTTGCAGGTGGAATTGTATCAATTGCTACACGCAGCAGCACAAAAAAAGGCGGGAATATTGCACTTGTAGTATTGTTTGGTATTGCTGCATTAATGGGATTCACAATGGCCGGCGGATATGGTGATTTATATATCTGGGCTGTTAAGTAATGTTGATTCTGTTTAAACGGAGAGGAGTGGTAGAAAATGAATCAATTACAAGTTATTGAACATGAAGGAATTCGAGTTTTAACAACTCATCAATTAGCTGAAGTTTATGAAACTAATGAAAATAGCATAAAAAATAATTTCGTTAACAATAAAGATAGATTTATTGAAGGTAGAGATTTCTATTTATTAAAAGGCAGTGAATTAAAAGAGTTCAAGAACTACGTCAATGATATTGACCTAGTCAATCCAAGAGCACCGCATCTATATCTATGGACCGAACGTGGAGCAAATCGTCATAGCAAAATTTTAGACACCGATCAAGCATGGAAGCAGTTTGATGTTTTAGAGGAAACTTATTTCAAAGTAAAAAGCATGTCAGCAATGCAGTTGTTGAAATTACAAAATCAGGCATTAGTTGAAGTTGATGAAAAAGTTGAACACATCGACAGTCGCGTAACTAATCTAGAAAACACAACTACTGTAGACAGCAGAAAGCAGTACACACTAAGAAAAATCGCAAGTGCAACAGCAGTTAGAGTCTTGGGAGGTAAAGACAGTCAGGCATATTTAGAGCTCCATCATAAGGTGTTCTGTCAATTGTGGCGTGATTACAAGGATTATTTCAAAATCCCAAGTTACCGCGATACCCTAAAGATAGACTTCGAAAAGGCAAAAGAATATTTAAGTGGTTGGCGTCCTGATCATAATCTAGAGATTGAAATTTCAAGTGTTAATGGGGTGAGTTAGATGGACATAGTAAAAGCAATTAAACAGGCTCAAACTGAAAATAAGTGCATCGCATTACCTAATAACGAGCAATGTGTGGGAAATGGGTACAGGTTAAAATTAAAGCCATATCCAAATAACCTGATTTGTTTCGAATTTTATGGTGTACAAAGAGCAATATCTCAGTACAGTATAGCTCCAAAAGAAATTATAAGTAATGATTGGATTATTGTAGACTAAAGCCATAGAAGGAGTAATTAGAATGAACGTAAATTTAGATTTAATAGGCTTGGAAATAAAAAATCAGGCTGATTCACTTGTCAGGGATTTATATAACGAATTAAAGAAAGAATGTGAAACATATGATCAAATAGATGAAAAAATAAAAAAGATTATTAAATCCTTAATCTGGAGTGGGACATGTAATCTATGTTTTGCAAAATATTTAAATGAAGAACTAAAAATAATGTTAGAGCGTAGTAAATTAAATTAATTCAATAAGAAAGGCGGTTAAAAAATGGAAAAGGGTAAAATGGATCCGCAGTTTAAAAATTTAGATCCATATAAAGTAGTAGCAACACTTCTAAAACTTTTAGGAAATGCTGAAGGCTGTGAATATACTTTCACACTAAGAAAAAAAGATGAAGAAAAAGGCACTGCGCCAACAGTGCCAAACAAAATCTAAAGCAAATTTATTATAACAACTAAATAAAAATAAAGCAATACATCTTCCCTTGAAGGAAATAAAGGAGGAAAAATATGGAAAGTATTTATGAGATACAAAAGGTTGAACTGCCAGTAACAAAAAATATTTATATTAAAGTAATGAAAATTAATAAGGAAGGTTACTCTGCAAATATATACAGTGACCGCAGCTGTAAGCGCACGTCTTATCGATAATCTGATAAAGGATATTGAAAATGGAAAAGTACATTAACAGGCTTAATGCCAGAGGCTTTTATACAATCGTTTTAATTATTATTTTGGTAGGTTTTATAGCCGCGGGAGCTTCAGGTATCATTTTTGATTTTATCGTTAGGATAATAAAAAATATATAGGTTTTTAACAGTGTTTTTAGGGTACTGTTTTTATTTGCACCATTTTTAGGAAAAAGGAGGGATTTTATGGATAAAATCAAAGCGGAAATGGATTCTTCTCAAAATCCATGGATAAAAAAAATAGGTAATTATCTTTTATCAAGAAACGATTTAGAGGATAAATTAAATAATCAAAATAAGAGTTTAAAGGAGTGTTTTGATTATATTTTAATTGAGATATCAAAGCAGAGCGTAAAAGAGGGCGTTACTGGTTATGCTGCCGGTGAAGATGATGAAATATACTCACTTGCTGTTCACTATTTTGATGAAGATAATCTTGAAATTGGAAAGAAGAATTTTACTACCAATGCAGACGGCAGTGTGGAACTGTCAAGATTAATGCCAAAGAAACAAGATGTTAAGGAGCATGCAAAAGATATTGATGCAATTGTCAATCAAAAGGTAAAGGCTGAACTTGAAAAAATCCGGGAGGAAGAAAAAGTAAAAAAACAGAAGAGAGAAGAGTTAAAAAAAGCAGCTAAAAAACATAAAGAGGATATGGAAAGAGCACAGATGTCACTCTTCGATTAGGTTGATTATATGGCAAATAAATTAAGTGAAAGTGACAAATTACTAAACAGACTGTCAAAATTGAAATTAAAACAGTACAAGGCCACGGATTTTAAAGAATATATGATAAGTGATGATGATCCATCCTGGAAACGCCCAAAAAAAGATACTGAAGTTTATGGATTCTATGTTGCAATTTATGAAAAATGGAAAAATCGGATCATATGCCGTACCTTTTATATTTCGCAAAGATGGCTACATAAAGAGAAAGTTACAGATATATTTGAGGTTAAAAGGCAACTGTCTGGATGCAGCTACCAACTGACACGGAGACTTTATGCTTCTATGGGTGGTGGAATCAAATGCTGGACATATGATTACTCATATCCTTTCGATTATCGAAACAATAATGAATGGCAGATTCATAAGATTGGGACTTTTGATGTAAGTACAGAAGGCAGCATGTATTATGGACAGCGCTGGAAAAGGAGCAACTATTTTATACATACGTCTGCCGGTGAACTGGCTTCACTGCTTGAAAATTCTGTTTATAAATACAGTGGATTTGAATACAGTGTTTACAGCATTGATGAACTGTTTGAATATCTGTCCATTTATGATAAACATCCGGAAGTTGAAATGATATCAAAGATAGGCTTGTCTTATCTGCTCAAGGACGATTTAAGGGTACTAAGATGGTCTAAAAAAGGAACTGAGATTCTGGGCATAAAAAAATGTGATATCGAGCGTTTGAAAAAGCTGCATATCCCGCTAAAGGAATTCAAAAAGTATAGAGATCTGATATATAAATTTAAGATAGAGGACCGCAGTGATTTTAATGAACTGTTAAAACTTGTCGAAATATCAAGAATTAAATATGCGGATATTAATATAAGTGTTTATGCACTTGACTATTTTAAAATGCAGGGTACTTCTTTGAACATAATAAAAGATTATTACAGATTCTGTGAAGAACTGGGACTTCCGATGAATCACAGCAACAGGTATCCGGATAACATAGGAGAAGCTCACGACAGATTAATGATACAGATTGAGACAAAAAAATCTGCTAAAGATGACCTGATGATTAGAGAAAGGGTAAGCAACGAGTTATCTAAATATAGATTTGCTGATGATGATTTTGTTATTACACCAGCGAATTCAATCGCTGATCTAATAAATGAAAGTGCAAAACTTAATCACTGCGTAAGGACATATGATAAAAGGTATGCCAGTGGAGAAACTAGTATATTTCTTATTAGAAAGCGTGATGATGTAAACAGTCCGTTTTACACATTAGAACTGTCAAGTAAAAATGAAATAAAGCAGCTTCGAGGAAAAAATAACTGCACTGCTGTTAATGAGGTTTTAGATTTTGTTGAAGGGTGGAGAAGAAAATTTAACTTAAAAAGCAGTATTTTAAAACAAAATGAAGATGCTTAGGAAGGGATGATATTTATGCCAAAACCGCCGGTTAAGTATCTATTGTTGGATATTAATGATGTTACAAATGTTTGCGGTTCTATATGGAGTGATGAGCTTAGTAAGCTGTTGAAAATAAAGCCGATCTATTTACCTGTATGGTTGTGCCACAATGGTGTTTTGGAAGGTAAGTATTACGTTGTAGAAGATGTTTAAATACAACATTTACATAGAAAGTGAGGTAATTGTACTCCCCTTGGTTATTTATGCAGAAACAAGGGAAACAGCTTATAAAAAGGCAGTAAAACAGTTTAGAAGGATATTTAAAAAGAAGAAAATTACAAGAGTTACTATCCACAAAGATCACTACTGGTTCGGTGGATTTGAATATTAAAAAAAGAAAGAAGAGGAAAAGAAAATGAGATTTATTAGAAAAATTAGAAGAGAACAAGAACAAAAGGCGCGCAAACAAATGCTTAAGGAAAAGCGCCAACAGGGATTGAAGCCGAAATATGAATATAATTCAGCAACACATAAAAATGATATCGAATGGGTACCTGTAAAGATGCCGACTGTAAAGCACAGCAGTAAAGTGTTTTATTAAATGCAGAAAAATAAAAAAGCTAATGTGATAGATATTTTGAGTTTAATCATATCCACAATAGCAGTTCTTATATCGGTATTTTTATAACTAAAAAATTGAAATAATTAAAGAAATTATTGAGACAAAAAGCGCTATGATGCTAATGAGATTATTTTTTAAATAATTTTTGAATTGAATTCTTTTAAATTCTTTGATATGTAAGCTAGGATGCGATAATTCGATATATTTAATTCCGATTCCGCCACGACTTTCTTTTAAAGTTCCATCATTTCTTAAATATTCTATACATTTCAGAAATTCACTTGGATCAATATTTAATTTATTGGCAGCTTTATCAATATCGGGATTAGTATAACGTAATTTTTTATTAGGTAATTGATTAATATATTCAAATATCATTTTACTTGTTTTATCCATAATAAACCTCCTTAAAGAGATTATATGGCAAAACAGTTAGTTAATCAAACAAGGTAGAAAAACTACAAAAACTATTTTAATAAAAAAATCTCTCTAATCCGTTGGTACATATGGGATTAGAGAGAAAATATAAATGCAATATAATATTTAGGTTATATTGCACCAAAGGGGTGATAAATTGGCAAGACGAATAAAGCATTTTGGAGGTCAGCATGAAACCTTACCAATAAAAGACAAAAAGCAGCTTGATGAATTTATGTTCAATCTTCTAAGGAAAAGAGACAAGGCAAAAACGCCAATCAAAAAATACCAAGCTGATCGTAACTGGATGATGTGCATGTTAGGCTTTAATACAGCTTTCAGAGCCGAAGATTTACTTCAACTAAGGGTAATAGATGTAAAAAAAGGATATGTGCATATAAAGGAAAATAAGACCGCCAAGATGCAAAATTTTAAGATGAATAAGAAACTGCATAATGATGTTTTGGATTACATAAATAGAAACAATCTAACAGACTATGATTATTTGTTTCTTGGACAAAAGAAGGTTCAGAATGGTAAGAAATACGTTTATCCTATAACGCGACAGCGTGCACATAAAATTGTATCTAGAAATGCGAATGAAGTGGGCATCGATTTTACTTTTGGTATGCACAGTTTAAGAAAAACATTCGGATATCAGTACTATGCCAATGGTGGTAATCTTCTAACTCTTATGAAGATGTATAACCACGATGAACCCAATGTAACACTCCTATATATTTGTTGGGGTAAAGAAGATGCGGAAAATGATAGAGAAGCAGTTTACTTAGGAGGTGTACATAAATGATAGTAAGAAGTTTTGTCCTGCATGTGGTGATGAATTGACCGATGTTGATCCAGGGTTGTTTGAATACTGTTTTTATTGTGGAACGAAATTATATTAGATTGGAGTGATTTAGATGAAAAAAATAATAGGTAATTTGCTGTATGATACTGAAAAAGCTGAAAAAATATACAGTTTCATGCATAAAAGAAAAATATCAAGTTTTGGTGGAATGAATTTTTATGAATGGTATGACATAGATGTATACAAAACAAATAAAGATAATTATTTCATTCATGGTTATGTAAAAGATAAGCCATCTTATAAACATTTTATCGAGGAATACAGTGAACCGGAATTTGAAAAATTGCTTAAAGAAATAGACCCTGATAAGTATATAGAATTAGGATTTAATGATTTTGAAGAGGCTTAAAAAAAGTCCCCTGAAAGCGTGATTTTACGTAAATCAGAGGTACGGTAACTTTTTTTGAAAAAATAATAATGAAAAATCCGCTAAAAGTGTTGGTGGCCATAGAGTTTAAACGATTTATGTATGCTCACAAAAAAATTGACACTCTTAGGGATTATGTAACTTTTTTTACAGGTGTTGAAACCGGAAAGACGAGGACAAAAAATGTTAAAGATAGAGAAGATTAAAGAAGAAATTTTAAATTTTGATACAGATGTTACTGCTGATGAGGCTCTCTCTTGTTGGTTACATCGAATTACGACAAATTCCAGTGTTAACAAACACAATTGCAGTGCATTAGTATGTTCAGAATGTTTAAGGCTGTCGTTATTGGAATTATTGAAAGAATATAAAGAAGAATATAAAGAAGAATATAAAAAACCGATTAAACTTACTCGATTTGAGTATGAATATTTAAAAGTTGCTAAAGAGAATGGATACAATTTTATTACAAGAGATAAAGATAATAGATTGTATGGAACTAGCGAAAAACCTGAAAAGCATAATACAACGTGGGCTAGTAGTGGTGCTTATATAGGCATGTTCAAGTCAATGTTTAAATTTGTTAA